TCTTTCGGTGTCGGTGTCGGTGTCGGTGTGAATGGGGGTTCATTTAGTGGTTTGCTTGAAATTACGCGGCGGGCGTTAGGTCTGGGAGTTGTTGGAGGCGATATTACTGAAACTGCTATTTCTTCTTCTGAAACAGGAAGAGGAGGAGGAGTAGGAGCCGGAGGACTAGGAGGAGGAGGAGCAATAGCAGGTTTCATTTGGTTCAGTCTCTCTTCTTGAATTTTATATCGCTCGATATACTCTTCTTGTTTCGATTTCAAACCGCGTATTCTATCTTTAAATTCGCCATGTTTATCGGAATGTAATAGACCCATCTTACGTTCAATATTTTGTAGTTTTTCATCAAAATATGCTACATCGGCTTTGGCGCGTTGAAGAATTGAACCCAAAATTATGTTGTTTGACGCGTTTGACGCTTTGTCTAATTCAAGTTCAACGACTAATTGTATAGGTGATTTTTCTATGTCTATGGACTTAGATGATAATTTACCCATAGGTTGGGTGACGTATTGTATTGTTCCACGTCTATCTTCCAACTTATCAAGTTCTTCATTTAATTCCGCTATACTCCGAAAATCATACTTGTCGGTCTCAACCATCGCGCTAATATTGGCTATTTTCGTCTTATAATCAGCTTGTTTCTCTTGGATTGACTTCCGCAAATCATCCATCCTTTCGCGAATATCTCCCAATATTGAAGGCGGGGTTGATGAAGCTAATATTGGGGTCAGCTTACTAATATCTGTTTCTTTACTTGCGGCATCCAACCCCGAAATTTTCTCTGAAATAGTGTAAATTTCGGCTTTCTTCACTGTTTCAAATTCGCGTCGTATATCAGTATCTTCTTTGCGCCGTTGATCCAAATCGCGGGTCATTTCATCCTTTAATCCAGTAATAGCGTCTTTCGTCGGCTGTGATATGCCTTCTTGGAGTAGAAATCCGTCCAATCCACGATTCATGTCATCGAACTTAGTGAAGTCATTGTCGCCTAATGTATTTGTAGTTATATCTGTTCGTTGAACTTTTAACGTCTTTATTAAATCTTGTATTTGGATCTGTGCGTGCTGTAATTCCGCGGCGGCGTTTTCTTGTGCTTGTTGTTGCTGTTGAAGAGTTGCGGCAGCATCAGCCTCTTTCTGTGCGGCAAGCGCGGCTTCTGCGGCTTCTCGTGCTCTTGTTTCTTGAATTTCACGTTTAATGTTATCTCTCAATTCCGTAAGTGATTGTATGTTTGATTTATTGTCATCAATAAGGCTAATGTTTAATTCATTAAACTTAGTTATGCGTTCCATCATGCTGATAACACGAACTGCGTCATCCACCGTATTTATTACTTTTGATTTCGGTATTTCCTTATCTAAATTTGTTTTTTCTAGTACCATCTCAACACTAATACGTTGTAAATCATCTAAGCGGCTCTTTAACACTCCGACACCTTCTTCATATTGTTGTTTATTTGGAATCTCCACAACAACACTGGATGAAGACATGTATACTTATATTTATCAAGGATATAAATATAAGAATTTTATACGACCTAAATGCTTATGTATTAGATTACGATTGTAGTAATCCTTCTATTTCATCAACCAATGCTTGGTTTGGTTGAAAATCAGACAACGGGTCTTGGATTTCGATATCGCCTCTAAATTTGAGATACTCATTGGCTAGTGCTACCGCTTCTTGCTGTGTTTTATTCATATAATCGGTATGCGATTGTAATAGTTCGTTATATGTTTTAATATATTCTCTAGAAACATAGTGTATATGATCGAATGGATGTATGTCAATATTAGTATCTTCTATATTTTCATCTATAATATCAGTTATATTACTAGTAGTGGTAGGTGATAAATGTAGTGTAAAATGCGATAATAAATCGACAAATTCAGAAATCGTATTCTGTAGTGTCAATAAAGAACTTTCAAGCGGCTTCGCAGGTGTCGACACCCCTGCCCCTAGTTGAAAGACAACTTTAATAGGCTTAATAATATTAGCGTTAACCTTATCTATCAATACTCGCGCATGTTCCGCATTATCTTTAAAAAATTGTGTTATTTTACCTAACTGAGTATTTACGATACGCAACGTTTCAGTTTTCAAACCGTCGGCTGAACGGGTGGCGGTGTTATAGTTAATAATAGCCGGCGGAGGCAGCGGCGGCAGCGGAGGCATCGTCGGAGGATTCAAAGTTGTTTCAATCTCTCCGAGTATTGATTTTATTTTATCAATAATAGTTTGTTGGGGATTGGTTACGGCGATGGCGACGGCAGAAACAGCGGCAACAGCGGCAGCAGCAGAAGAAGCGGGATGAGCAGGAGCCGGCACTGGAGGAGCAGGAGGAGCCAGAGCAGGAGCACCCGATATTCTCAATTTTTCTGCTTTAATAAATTCCAATAGACTATATGGATCTGGGTTTCTGCCTAAAACGCGGGTGTTAATATCTAATAATAATTGTAGATATGGAAACTTACGTTTGAAATCATCTATCGAGGCATTTACATCATTAATCTGTTTAACAACAGTTGTTGCGTCATCATAAGCAAATGTACCAGAGGCTATGCTTGATGTTATCGATTTGATCATCTGATCTAGGGTTTTTTCTTGAATACCAAAGTTGCTAATTGATAAATCATGATCATATATTCTTTGACATTCCATTAAAATCTCCTTGAATGTATTATTTAAAGCGGGGGGTTGGTTGGGCGTTTTTAATAATGTATCAATGCGTGGTTTTATTGAATCCTCAAAAACTCCACTCGAAAACGAAATTGTATGAATAATTAGTTTAATTATGTTACTAAGAGCAACCACTACTGTATTGAATACAACATTTATATTAGGTATAGGATCCTTAAATTGATTTTTCAATTGCGCTATTTTCACCATGTTCGCGAGGGTTGCTTTAAACCATGGCACTGATGTCAATGAATTATATGATATGTTACCAATATTAAGTAATTTGTCCGTCAAAAACACATTAACCTCCGTAACAAATTGGTCGGTTACGTTGGCACTAATACTATTATAATTATGAATTATTCTAGTTTTTTTTATTTCGGCCTGAATTGCGGTAAGTATATCAGTGGCTTTTTGTGTATTCGCCAACATGGCTGCTGCCGCTACTGCCGCTACTGCCGCTGCTGCCGCCGGCGCCGCAGCTTGAATTCGGCTATCTATGTCGTCTATTTTAGTTTTTATATTATGGACGGTTATGGTTGGTGTAACGGTGGCTAGCATCTGTTCCACTCTCTGTCTGATATCTTCTTTTGCTTTATTGGCGCTTGTTATAATCGGCAACAAATCTACATTAGTAAGTGATTTTGGTGGTGTTACACTCGCGATGAAACCAACAAACTTATCATATTCTCCGTTACAGAATATATCATCATCATCTATGCGAGCTGATATATCATTGTTTGCTGTTTGTAGTGTCGAAATTTCAGTGAGTATTGCTGGATCGGTCGTCTTCGTCTTCAAATTACTTATGTCGATTTTAAAACCATCTAACTGTTTTTTATAACCAGTTATGTTGTCATCTATTATTTCCTTCGAAAAATCTTTTAGTGCCATTATTCCCGAATACGTCGCAACAATAGCAAATGATTTTGAATCATCCGCATATTTTATAGTTTCTTTTAGTTTTTTAGTGGCTTCGATTTCGTGTTCCTTTGCGGTCTCTGTTAATTTTTTGAGGCTGCTTACACTTGTAGTGGCGTCGGCAGCAGCAAGAGCATCGGCAGCGGCAGCGGCGGCGGCGGCAGATGCATCAGCAGCGGCGGCTTTGGCAGCGACAGCGGCGGCATCCGCCTCAGTTTTAGATTTATTAGTTATACTAACAAGAAAATTAACATCGGCAGCAGCCTGAGCAGCCTCACCAGCCGCCGCCACCCATTCCGCCATTTTTGATACAACAATTTGCGCCTTTGTATTAGCGGCATTCGCTGATGTTACCGAACCAGCGATCATTGACCTATACCGTTTAATCATGAGTTCATCAATCTCAATCGACATATCAACACCACCTGACCTTATCGCGTTCATCATTAGCATTTTTATTTGATCCGCCTCTTCTTGAATCAACCCACGCACATTACTACACTTTTCAGGGTCAGGTCTTATCGCGTCTTTTAGTTTTTTCATCAGTTTTGAACCCACCGCATGGTCGTCGTTTATCGTCGGTATAATATCACCTACACTGAATGATGGATTCTGGAATCTGGTGTCATTCGCAGAATCTTTGCTTGGTTCTATCATTTGCGGCGACGGCTGTGACGCAATAACTAAAGCACATAACGTATTTTCTCCGTTTGCTAATGTATTGTCATTGAAAGAATCATCTGTTACTACCTTTATATCAAACTCATTTTTTGTAATTTTCGGGATTTTATCAAGTATGACACTTAGGCGTCCAAAATGTATCGGATCATCCCAATGTCCCTTGAGCCATTTAAAGGCGCTTTTCGTAACAATCTCCAGTTTTTCTAAACGGAAAAACACCCATTTAGAAACACTCGTCAAACTACCAGCCCGCATATCTGGTGAATACCACAAATCGCGCGGTTTCGCAAATAACATATGAACTACCTGTACTGTATTGTGTTCTAACAATTCGATAAGGGCTGTCTCCTTCATTTTTTTATTTTTTTCGTCGTCATCCTCGGCAAATCCGAGCGCTTTATCCAACCCTTTCGTCATTTTTTCGGTGACATATTTGATCTTGGCGGAGTATTTCCCACTACTGTCTGCGATATTATCTTTCCATTTTTCGTAATAACCCGAACCCGCGCTGATATCTACAAACCCCTTGAACACGTTGTCGGTTTTAATTAAATAGCTTGACCGGTCAGGGATAATACGAACAACCGAAACACCAAGTAGTTTCGCGACTATTTCACATACATGATTGAGTTTGCTTTCCTTGTATTGAACATTCTCTCGTAATGAACGCAATTCGACATTTTGCGGCCCGATTTGTTCTTTCAATTTCTCGATAAAATTTGCGTGAAATGACGCGAAATAGTATTTTGAAACACGAAAAAGAACCCCAAAAATCAAATCTATGCCGAACGTAAATGAAGTGACCGCATTTTTCTGTGGGAATGAATCTAGTTCGGGTGTCTCCAATTTTGATTCGGTGTAGAATTTTTGAAAGAAGTTGGCGGCAGCGGCTGTGATAACGTTCGAGGCGGGTACCGGCGGCGGCGGCGTCGTAACAAAATGATGATTATAAAACAATAATGATGACACGAAATATTTACCTTTCAATAATTTTATTTTTGCTTCAACCTGTTTGATTTTATTGTCCAACGAGTCGTTATTTGTATAGACTTCATCAGCGTCGGCGTCGGCTGTAGTTACAAATGCCTGTAGATCTCTATTTAAGGCTTTGATTTTTTTTGTTAATGCTCCGCCGTCGGCTGTAACCACCCCAAAAACAGCTGAAGAAGCGCTTGAGCGAGACCTCTTATTGAATTGGGTTTGTAGAAAATTTGGATCATTATAATCTTTTCTTTCTTTCAATTTATCGATTAGTGCTGTATGCTGTTCAATTGTTTCACCCAATTTATCCATTTCATTATGATACGGATGTGATGGTATTATATGCGTCTCTTCATACAACACCCCTATAAAATCGTCGTCAATCGGTTTAACGAATATCTCTCTTGGGTCTTTTGGCTTGGTGGCACCACCCCCCGTGTATAATTTTTCGACATATCCCTCAAATAACCCGTTCGGCGGCGGCTGCGGCGGCGTAGTTCGGGACTCGTTATAATAACCTATCGTCTGAAATACATACTGAATGATTTTATAACTTGGTATATGTTTCGTTTGTCGATTGACATCAACAAACCCGTTAGAAGTGAGCATATATTTCTCGAATATTTCGACGGCAGTTTTCAACGCAGGGTCGGTCTCGATGCTTTGTTTTAGTCGCATAAATTCGTCGGAGATGGATTGTAATGTTTCAAGTTGGGATAAGTATGGAACGGTATCGATAAAATTTTTAGCATTGTGCGCGGCGGCGTCTTCGAGCAACTTCAATTGAAGAAAAATAGAACGGAACTTCTCAAAGACTTGTAATAAAAGCGAGAGACTATTCGCATCGAATGAATATGACGGGAAATACCTTTTTCGTTCAGTGACATAATCTAGGGGGTCGTCCTTGTATTTTTGGATTTCAGCGTATAAAATATCGAATAAATAAATGAAGGTTTGGAAGTCTTTTGAATTTTTTTGAATTTTTGGGTCGCTCTTAACATTAAAATCGTAATGCTTTTGGATCTTGTTATAATCGTCATCAATAAACGTCACCATTTTCATCAATCCTTTTCCGCCAGACGTCGTATCATATACTTCATCAAACTCCATCTTCAACGTCACCAATTCATCCTTTGGCAATTGTTGATTTTCGACGAAAAAACGGGTTGCGTTTCGGTAAAAGCACCAATCAACATAACTCCGGTGCCACTTATCGATTTTAAACTGGATAAACTTGGCGGTCTTTGTGTCCAAATTAAATACACCTTTCGCCGTCGTCGGCACCGGACGTATTCCACTAACCATTACCGGTCTCGCCCTCGCCGCTGTGGGCTTACCCGGAAGCGTATGCTTATAGAACAGACTGTTATTGTTATTTCCATATGCGGCAATTACCAGATTCATGAGTTCTTGCGTTTCGGGGTCGTTACGTCGCGCCATCTCTTTGAAATATTCGTTGATTTCTTGAAAATTGATTTTATAACCGGTGGGAATGAAAATCGAAAGTGGATTCAAATTCATGGACCCCGTACGATGATATACCATTTGTTCGAATAAGGGAACCGTGATTTTTGGAAAATCGCCATCAACACGTGCGAATTTTGTGGCTGCCGACCCTGCCGATGCCGACGGTTTTCCCCCAGACTCATTCACTGAAATCTCTTTCAACGGGTTGCGTTGCGAAAGTTGTTCCACGAAATTGTCTATACTTGTGTCGATATTTGCTATCATATTTGTGAGGGTTATATATGGAGGAGTGTCGTCTTCAGTAGCCATCTATATTATCTTTCAATACAGGCTTCCCTACGATAGAATGACTATAAGTAACTATATACTCGTTCTATTTTTCTTCTCGTCAAACTTACGCTACGCTATGTTATTTCCCGCCACCGCCACCCCCGCCCCCACCCACCTTCGCCGGCTGTGACGACTCAAACGTGTCATCCTTGAACATCCGGTGATACTTGACCAATTCTAAATGGTCGGTTTCCTCCTTCTCCTTCTTCGCCTTCTCAAGCGTGTGAAGTGCGTTACTGATTTCCAAATCCGTCACTGTCTTCTCGGGTCCATGCTTCTCTTCCGTCATCGTATGTAAGTCCCTAAACTTGGGCGGAATCACACAATACTTACTATCTACATTCATGAGGTGGTCCGCCACAATCGTAAAACATGCGGTAATCACAAGTGCGTAATAAATACTGCGCGTACCCATCCAGCTCACAGCGAATACAAGCACTTCTTTGCTCATGAGGTACTTAATCCATGATTCCGTCGATGAGTTCAAATCCAGATTAATATACCGCGACCCGATATTCAGGATAATCATCACAAAACCGGCGAAAAATGTGCTTGTATTCAGGTTATGGAAGAAGTTGTGGGCGGCGGTAAGAACCCGCGAGTTCATGATATTATTCGCCGGCGATTGTAGTGTGAAGAAGTTCGTTTTACCAGAAAATAAATCCGTAAATGATTTCAGGGTGATGGGTGGAATGAGGGGGGATGATGCGATGGAACCAGGTGCGCCACCAATTTGCGGTGGTTTCGGTGCGCCGCCTCCCGCCCCTGCGACTGCGCCACCCGCCACCGCGCCCCCCGCGACTTGACTTGCCTTCCTCCTTACTGAAGTGTTGCTGCGACTACGTTTATTCTTTGACATGAGGCCACGCCTACCTAAAATAGTAATAATGACGTCAACTATTACTATTACAATAGATTATTTCTTATGATTTGCTTCGTCCGCGAAACGCGTTTCTCAGTTTTCGCATACCCTGACGTGCGCCCCTCTTAAATGTCTCGCGGATTTTGAACCCTTCCAGTTCGACCGCCGTAAGGTCTTCCTCTATGCTCGTCGGCGCCATAATCGGTTCTTGCGATTTCCACTTACTAAATATCTCTTTAAACATCGTTTTGATATATTTGATTTTCTTTTGAAACTCGGTTTTCGGCTTGCCGTTGTCGCCATCGTCGTCGCTATCACTGTCGCTGTCGTCGTCGCTGTCGTCGTCGCTGTTGTACGTGTCCCGTAAATCGTACCCACCGGCTTTTCCGCGATATGTGTTCGGTCCTTCCTTTACATAAGGGCCATCCACCTTTTCAGATACGTCTAGATGAGCACCGCTTTGCTTGTACGACGTTCCAGCACCAGCGGCACCAACCAGTTCTTTATGTTGCGTGGATTTGTCGGCGGCGGCGGCGGCGGCAGCGGCGGTCGCCTTCTTACTCACATGACCACCACCACTCGTTTCTTTTTCCTTTTCTTTTTCAATACCATCCTGATACGTTCCAAAAGCCGATGTAAGTAGCACAATAGACGCCATAAGTATTAAAATCGCGATGGTTCGTAATTTCATTTCTTTGAATACGTATAATAGTAACACTGATTCCTATAGTAACACTGTTTCCTATATTATTCCTATATAATATTTACTACGGGCCGCCGTTGAAATAATACGTGATACCATATAAATACCTCCTTTCATCGATAGTATTGTATGTATCATCATCTAGTGGTATCTTGAAAATACTGTTAGCGCCTGTAATATTATTGCTACCTGAATCGTTTAAGGGGGGTAGTGCCTGAGGTGGCGGACTCAATTTGGTATAAATGCCAACGACGGGACTTTCTTCAAACTTGATAATAACATCTGTCCGTTGAATAATCGCCAGATACGCTAATATCGTCCGAAGCTCTTGAATAATGGTCTCATCCACGCGAACCGTATATAACAACGACGAGTCATTCTTTGTTTGCGTTCGCATCATCGAGAGAATTTCGTCAATTCGTTTGCGATACCCATACACTTTAGTATATACGTTCAAATGCGTTTGTTTCAGCGCATCTTTATTTTTATACCGTTCATCCTTATCCATTCTAGAAATTAAATCGCGGTATGTCTGGTCGCTGGAATTATCGCCATTTTCGCCCTTGTTCAATGGTTGAATGTTTTTCATTTTGTCGGCGTTTTTGGTTCCAGTAATGATAGAAACATACGCCACAGTATTCTTATCATCGACTTTTAGTTTGTATTCGGCATCTTTTGTATCAAGGTTCGATAACGAGATTCGCTTACTTTCATCTGCTGTAATATCAGACGTTGTATTGAATAATACACCAGTATTAAACCGTTTCAAGCATAGTTCTATATCAATAATATGATTTTTGACATCGGAATACATCTGTTTTTTTGTTAATCGAAAATCTTCCATCCCCCGCTGGCTTCGATATACTGGATAATATACACAATCCATGAAATATTTTAATCGTTTTGTAGCGTCTCCACTCGTTGTATTATCCGTAACATTACCAGAAAAATCGTATATTCCGCTTAGTTTTACAGTTCGCGACGTTCCAATAAGTTCATTACTGCCGAACATAGTTATACCACCAGCCCCTGTCCCAATCGAGCACTGCTTGCTTTTGAAATACTTATCCGTAAAGTCATTACTATCTTCCTCTATGAATTTATTTGACCGGCGGTGGTCTTTGCCAGTATCATCGCCTTTGACGATTTTCGGAATCCAGCCGAGTGAAAACCCCTCTTTGATAGGAAGACCGGTTGTAAGCTCGTCCTTATCGACGCCCCCAGCGCGCGGCGCGCCTCCCCCTTCCATCCACGACCACAGTGGGTCGCTGCGCCCACCTCCACCTCCGCCCCGCTCTATGAACTGAACCCCTTCCGCCGAGATTATCACGATACACAATAAGGTAAATAATACATATTCGCGATATACCAATAAACTAACCAACCCGATGAATAGTATTATTCGAAGAACCGCAAATGACGCATCAGTATAAAGGACGTTGTGATAAATCCATGATGAAATATATTGAAGATAGTATTGAAGCTCCATCAGTTGATGATGATGATGATGATGATGATGATGATGATGATGATGATGATCGACTACTATTATTAGACTAGATATAATTCACTACATATACACGACATTCGTATTGTATATGTATTTATTCATAGGTGCGAGCAGCACATGATTACTTCTTCTTAAGCATTTTGTTGATATCATCAACTAAGTCCTTTTGGGTTTCGGCGCCTTCCTTCTTCTTGTCGGTTTCCTCTGCCTCGCAATTCTCGCCTTCACACTTCTTCTTCTGTCCTTCAGCGCCTTCAGTGACCTCTTCTTTCTTCTCCTTCTCGTCCTCGGGCACAGCCATACCTTCAAATCCATGGTAGCCACTCATCGAAGCGACCATCGCGACAAACACGACGGCCAACAATCCCGCAGCAGTATGTTTCAATGAAAGAAACACGACCGCCGCAACAAAGATAAGCTTGCCTAGAACGTTATTGTACAAAAACCCCAGAAGGTTGGGTTTGAGAACCATGATAACAATCACCACCAATAAAACACCTAAAGTGAGTTCCTTGCTCAATTTCACCATTTTCGTCTTATATACATAACAAATATATTTTTCGTATATAACTGGAACAATCTTCACCGAATTAATATCTCATTTTTTTATAGGAGAACATGACATCTTTAGGTTTTTCGGAATATGCCGAAACTAGTAATAATAATAATGAACCCAAAAACAATATTCGCCGAAACGGCGGCGTCGGCGTCGGCGGCGGCGGCCGGCAGAATCGAACCCTAAAGATTCCTCGAAGTCAAGAAACTGGACCCATTAACAGCAGCACGCCGAATAATGGATTTTCGGCTACAACGGCTGGAAAGAAAATAAAGCAAATCAAGGATTATATCGAAAATATTCACCGTAAAGGAGGTGAGGATAGCGAAGAAGACCCAGATGATTCATCGGCGTCGTCTCTTCTTCCGGCCTATCCCGCTCAAGGAATGGGTATTTATGCGTCCAACGTATCGCATTCCGGAATTATTCGTGGTGCTGAAACAGTATCTAGCAAAACATCGCCGGTTGTTCGCAAAACGACCCAAATGAATTCCCTAAATCCGGGTTCGTCGTATTCATCGACCTTATTGGAAGGGATGGAATCGGCCGCACCAACAATGTCCAACATCGAGAGCCCTTATTTTGAGAAATTGACAGGAATTTCTGGTGCGCCAAAGAAGGATGCTATAGCAGAGGGGGCGAATAAGACGACCACGGCACCATTTAGCACAAACGCATACGCAACGCACTATTATGAACAGTTTGTGCCTTATGCGGAAACACTCGCCAACCAGTTGGCAAGCGGCGGCGGCGGTACCATGTCTGGGACAAATGCGGCCTTGATTGAAAAGTTGAACTATATTATTCATATGCTTGAGGAAAAGAAAGACGAGAAAACCGGTCACGTCATCGAAGAACTCGTATTGTACTGCTTTTTAGGAATATTCATCATCTTTGTCGTTGATACATTTACACATGCGGCGGGGGGAAGCAGCGGTGTCGGTGGTAGAGGTGGTAGCATGTTTGGCGGTATGATGAGACGCGGCGCGGCAACCCAGTATTACCGGAGATAACGCCGGCTGGCTCGCTATCACCGGCTCGCTATCACCGGCTCGCTATCGCTGGCTCGCTATCGCTGGCTCGCTATCGCTGGCTCGCTATCGCTGGCTCGCTATCGCTGGCTCGCTATCGCTGGCTCGCTATCGCTGGCTCGCTATCGCTGGCTCGCTATCGCTCGCTATATCATCAGTATATCCTTACATACCGTCGGCTCATGTATAATGGCATTATATAGAATGTAATACCATTTATCCCGTGATAATAATTCCCACGCAATCGACGGTAGCGTCGGCGTCGTCGTGCCTGCCGTAATATCGTCAATCAACCGATAATTATGCGCGATCGTATCTATCATAACAATGTTTGGGTTTGTCTTCATATGATGCGCCGATGCGGTAGTCGCAGCCGCAGCCGCAGTAGTGGCCGAATAAAACCCAGCGACGAAATCAGTATTTTCGCATAATGATCTGTGTTGAATCGACGACATCAATAATAAAATAGACTCATCGCTGGTTCGTTGTTTAGCCGCCGCCCTTGCCGTCGTCGTCGCCGCCGCCGTTCTAGAAACCCTTTTTCCGAATGCGTCATATTGTGGTGTAATCACCGGCGGTATATATTTCACGAGAGCTGTAGATGTATTTGATATATATTCATGAAGTTCGGATATACGGTTGGCTTTCGTCGTCGTGGTCGCCGCCGCATGCTTATTTCTCGTGTTCGTCGCCGCCGTCGCCGTCGCCGTCGCCGTCGCTGTTTTCATCCATGAAGGCGCAAATATATACGCCGCCACGACACGCACTTGGTTGAATAGTAGCATATAAATGCGGTATATTCCATGTGTTACGAGAGATTGGAGTTGAGTGAATTCATTAAAGATACAACATCGGAAATCTCTCGAACATTCATTTACAAAAGAATAAAAAAGCGCCATATTCACAGATGAAACGCGCACAACCGACATTCCATTTCCGAGAGGCGCTGCCTCCAACGCCGGCATACGAAACGTATAAGTATAAACTGTTGTAAAGGGGATCACAAACCACGGGATTTCGCGATAACGGTATAATGTTTGTTCGCCCGCAATCTCTCGCGACTTCTGAATATATTCGGTTGTTTCAAGAAGTTCGAGAGATTCGCGATCACTCGTGGTGTATCTTTCCCAAGCAAGATAATCACACATGTAAATACTCACAGAATGAACCGCCACCGCCACCGCCGCCGCCCGTCGACCACCATCGAATGACATCATAATACGTGGTGTTATTACTGAAACACCTTTAATGGGGGCAGCGGCAGCGGCAGCGGCGACGTCGACCGATCCTGTCTGTGTTCCGCGGAGTAACCCGATGAACGGCGAGAGACCAAATGTAGGTTGCGAGAGAATTATACGAAGTGTATCGCAAGAGATACACCCTCCCTCTATATAACGGCTGGCTCCTATTCGCGCAGGTGTCACGATTTCCGTTTCAGGGCGAGATAAGAACGCGGCGATTCTCTCGAACCGGCGAATAAGCACAGCCTCTGCGCCGTCATCGGCGGAAGCATTGAATACCTTTACATCGATGTGATTTACATAATTCAAAAAAGGATAGACCACCGCGTTATAACATCGTTCACCGAGAGATAATGGATTCATAATGCTTGTTGGGCGTCCGCCGCCGCCGCCGCTACCGAACCGCCGTAGCGTAATAAATCGAAATGTAAGAGGTTGGTTATACCAATATAAGTATTTGAACTTTAACACGGCAACACACATGATAAATGCGATACACAAAATGACGATAATATAATGAAAAAAGAAGGGGGGAGTCCATGCCTCCACCGCTGCTAGTATATCATTCATTATATTACAAGGATAAAATATGCCTACATTGCGTACGAGTCAGCAATATTACGCTGCCTTTTTCAATATAAACAAATACTGATATTCGTTCAATACATGAACCAAATCCACCTGCCCAGTTACGGTGAAACCGACCTCTTTTGCGATATCCAACATCTCTCGGTTTGTCGGCATGTAATACGTATGAATATTCTCTCGGACTTTACCGGTTTTATCGTCGATTAACTTCTCGACGAATTTTCCGACATTTTTCTCTCCCGTACTCGCCGTAGTACTGCGGGCGCCATTCTTCTTAGTTGGCGCTGGCGGCGGCGGTGCCGTAAAATCCGACTTGTATTGAAAGCTGCGAAACTTGACGAGAGAATTGGTGATGCGCTCTTTCGCATATTTCTGCGGCGTAACGATAAAGAGCGGTTTTCCACCGGGAACAATGGGGTCGAAATGGTTTCGATCCACCAGATGGAGGATGAGGTAGCCTTCCGGTTTCAGCCACTGGTAGCAATTCTTGAGAAACAGGCGTTTATCCTTCACATAATACACCGTAAAATAAAAGCAGGTCAATACATTAAACTCTTCTTCACTAAATAGCATCGGTTTCATAAAATCACCCTGAATGAACTTACATTTTGGGTATAAATCTCTCGCATTTTGAAGCATGGCGTTGGACTTGTCGCAACCGACCACATTTAGCGCACCCTTCTTGGTGAGTTCATGAACGTGATGCCCGCGCCCACAACCCAAATCGCCAACCTTGAAATTCTTCTTTTCGCTGTCCGATCCAGTTAAAACACCGGTAATGTTAATAATCTCATCCACTTCCGCCTCTATTTTATTCGGCTGGATGAAGAGCTCATCGTAAATATCCGCATAAAAACTGTCGTATATCGCGTCATTGTCATATACCTTGTATTTATCACTCTGTTCAAAACCTTCGATATGCGATGATAAGTCACGCTTAATAAAACAGAATATCATCAATAATATGAACAAGAATGTAAGTATTTCCCATCGCGTTATGGATTGAATATAAGCAGAAAACGATTTATAGAACGCCGCCATTTACTAGTATTTCGCTATAAAATATATATTCGTTATTCTCGCGCGAAAAAAACCGGATGAATTAGTATCGAATGTCCGACCCGAATGAAATAAATGATATTCGCGGCGAAAGCGATTTCCGCGGTATAACCTTTTCCGCCTATAAAAAGACGGATGTACGAAAAGAACTGTTGAATAGTTTATCCAGCTCTAAAATCGAACCCGCGTGTTACTGGAGTGCGGAACTCGTATGTTCTGGGCACTATCTTGAACTCTGGGACATTATTATCACGTTTGCGAGCAAGTATATTCATTTAGCCAACCCTAAATTACCGCTCTATATTGAGATGCGGTATGAGAGCTTCAAGTCGATTATATCGAATGGCTATAGTGGTAACGAACTCCGACTACGAAACCACCCAAAGATGCGGACGTTATTCGCGGAAATCGTTTGTGTTCTCTCGAACTCGAAGCGCCAACATAAATACGAGAGCGTGAAAATCAAGAAGAAGGAAGAATACGATATTGCGACCATGTCGCAGCGCCTGAAAGCCCCGCGGGTAGATTACGCACAGGAGTTTTTCCGAGAGAGAGACCCGAAGGAGATTTTCATTGCGATGAATGAATTCGCGTATCATATCTCTCGCGACTCCAAAAACACACTCTTGGCGTGTTACTGGGTCGAGTGGATTGTCGAGTTTGAGACGATTTGTAAAGCGAAGAAGGAAACATGTCGATGCGAGCGTAGGTCTCATATTCCCGTGGATGATAAATTACAGCTAGACCCTATATGGATGATATGGGATATGATTATAGCGCGAAGTAATGACGCGGAAGAGCATTCGCCGCTGACCCAAAAAATCGTGAATAGTCTTTTACGCCTATATTGTATTCGTTTCACACCGGGTGTGCGTAAGAAGCGCCGTTATCTCGTCTATTTTGCGATTTCACTTCTTACGACGGAATACGACAGCAAAATCGAGATGATACATGACCGACTTATAATTGAAACAGCGGTGGGGAATATTAATGCGATTTACAAGCAAATTAAACAGCACGAGATTAGCCCTGATACAGATTATCTGTTTTCATCCGCAGGATACTCAGGCGACAAAAATGGCGATTTAGAGCGCACGATTAAACGGCTGGAAGCGCTGAACTCGATGAATACGATTGTTCGGAAAAAAGAGGACGAATCGCCGCCCCCGACGACGACGACGACGACGACGACGCAACCGCCGCCGAAGAAGTATAGTCCATACGAATAATCTCTATCTCTACTGTATAAGACAGAATCAGAATGTCACTTCCTTCTTTTAAATTCACGAATCTTGGCGCGCCTACGACTAATGAAAGTG